GTCCCATATGTAGCTAGGCACTGCACTTGGGTCACCATAAGTACCAAGTCTTACGACTTGATTTTCGCCTAGACTTTGTATGTCTTTGTGATTGTCAACCTTAGAATAATTGCCTTTCTTAAATGCTTTATAGGTTGCCAGTACACCTTGATATAACTTGACATAACAAGTTCTGCCTTTAGCTTGTTTTCTGTTTGGGTCGTCTGTGATTGTTCCTCTATGTTTACAATTACCACAGATTGAGTAGTCCTCGCCAGTCTTACTGGCTAACAATGGGTCAATATCACTACGAATGATATATGTTTGAGCCATGTTGCCAGTCTTTGTGTTTTTACTTCCATTGAAGTAAATGACTACGATATTTTTCTTATCAATCAAAGACTCACCTTGATAGATGATTGTACCAGTCATAATTATTTTAATCCTTTCTGCTTAATCAAAGCATTCGTTTTTATATTCGCCATTCTCATCTTCATAACTGCAAGAGTTAATTTCAAATTCAGAAGAGCAATCTTTACAACTCATTATTTCATTACGAGTTAAATCTTCGTGTTTCAATTTAGGGAATGTTGCTACCCATTCACCTTTTTTATTTTGGTTAAAAGTCACATCATCATCTGCACCACAATTTACATATTCGTGATAATAGAAATAAAGATTTGTGCTTTTACAGTCTGGACATTTAACGATAGCCAT